ATTGCTGAGCAAGCTACAAAGACTAAGCTTGATTCTTTCCGTGATTTCACCAAGTCGGAAGAGCAGCTTTTAAAGGACAGTTTTGCAAAACGTCAATTTGAAGCCGAACACGACTTAGAGATGACGAAAGAACAGCGTAAAGAAGCTGTTAATTTGTTAGCTCAACAGTTGCAACAAGAATTAGGTTTACTAAAACTTGCTCAAGAGCAACGTTTGTTTCAAGCTAAATTATTCTTGCTTTCAGAAACTGAGGCAATGCAAGAACGCTACCGATTGGAGCGAGAAGAAATTGCTAAAACAGTAAAAGATGAGGAGGAAAAACGTAAGCGACTGGCATTATCACGTGATCAAGAACGATTAGAAGCACTTGATCGTGCAGCAAAAGCTGGTCAAGCATGGGGTGGTATTCAAGCTGATATGAATGGCAGTGGTGAGTTCTATAGACTAGATCAAGAACGATCTAGCCGCCTAAGTGCCGCGACAAATCTACTTGATAGTCAGCAAGGTGTGGTTAATTTAAATGAACAAAATTCTATTGAGGCTTTAAATGCACAATTTGAGCAACAGCTTATAAGTCAGCAGGATTACGAAAACCAGAAAACAGCTATCATTCAAGCTGCTCAAGATCAACGTAATCAGATTGCTGCCGAATATGCAAAGAATGCTCAGGATATTGAAGATAAGTATCAGCAAGACCGCTTGAACACTCAAATTGCATTTGGTGGCCAAATGATGGGTTCTCTTACATCTATGTTTGGTTCAATGTTTGGAGAGCAATCTAAAGCTTACAAAATCATGTTCGCTGCAGATAAAGCTTATGCGATTGCAGCTGCGGGTATTGCGATTCAGCAAAATATTGCAGCAGCTTCAAAAGCTGGTTTTCCTCTTAATTTACCGTTGATTGCTGGGGCGGTTGCTCAAGGCGCTAGCATTATTGCAAACATCCGTGCAATCAAAGATCAAGGCTTTGCTGACGGTGGTTACACTGGTCGAGGTGGGAAATATGAAGTTGCTGGAGCTGTGCACAAAGGTGAGATTGTATGGTCCCAAGAAGACATTAAAAGATGGGGCGGTGTTGGTTTAGTTGAGAAAATGCGTAAGAGTGCAAACCCTGAAGCTTTTCTCAATAACAATGCCTCGGCAGATAGTGTCATGCGCCGTGCATTGATGAGTTCTAATGCCTTTATAGAAAGCCAAAAGCAAGCTGACATCTTTAATCAACCGGTTCAAGATACTCAGATTATCTATAAAGGTAATAGAGACACACCTAAGTTGGCGTCTTCGGCAAATTCTGACTTATTCCATGATGGCAAGGTCTACTTCTCATCCAGTGGTTTAGTTCAGGATCGTTCAAATCTGGATGATGTTCAAGACTTCACGATGGGTCAAGCTGCTCGACCTCAAGCTGAGATTATGCCTTCAATTGAGCCATCTTCTCCGATAATCAATTTCAAAATTGAAGTGATTAATCAGGTGAGTGGGGCGACAGTTGAAGCCGAACAACTGGATGAGCAAACTGTCCGGATCATTGTTAAAGATGAACTGGATAAGCAGCTTCCAAGAACGGTACCGAAGCTTGTAAGTGATCAAATCGCAAATCCAAACTCAACTATTAGTCGGTCTTTGACTGAGAATACGACAGCGAGAAGAAATCGTTAATTTAAAAGCTACCTTTAGAGGTAGCTTTTTTAAATAAATTAGGACAAAATTTCAAAAAATTGGTGAATATTCTTATGCTTCCCCCAGTTCCTAAAACTAAGTCATCAGAAGTAACCGATATTATTAACTCTGCTGTTCTTACTGGATCGATAAGTGAATTTCAGTATTTTAGATGCAAACGGTTGCTTAATGATATTAAAGAAACTGAGCCACTAGATTGGTTTTTATTAAGCAATAGTATTATTGAAATGTATTTTGATAATCCTATTCTTGCGCATCAATACGCTCGAGAAGTACTGAAAATTAGCAATAGTGTATCAATTTTATCGAATCTTTATTTTGTTTTTCTTAGCTCAGTAGATTTTTCTAGTGCTAATGAAAATATTGATAAAATTATAAGTTTGTGTAGTAAACAAAATTTACCCTTAGAAAGTTTTATTCCTATTGACTTCAAACCTATAACTTATTTTCTAGATGGAATTTTAAATGATGATTTAAATTATTATAAAAGATTTAAAAAGGAAGACTTTAATGAATTTATTCAGTTTTTTGAAATTAAAAATAAACTAGAAATTGATTCTAGAGTCTTGAAACATATCGGTTCAATTCTTTTTAAATGTTTTAACTCAAGGAATGTTCGGTGCCGAAAATATGAATATAGTTTTATTGATGATGAATTTTTAATATTGCTTTATGTCGATAGAAGTTTTGATGAGATTGACGCTATGAATTCAGAAATATTTAGTAAATGCTATGATGAGGGTTTAATTGATGAACTGAATAAACTTTCATATTTTATTATTCCTTATGAAGTGGGCGTGGATTGAAAAATGGCTACTACAGATACACTAAATTACTGTTATGAGCTGTTAGGTAATTCTACAAAATATGATGAATGTCACAAAAGGAATATTATAGGGCGTGCTTATTACCATGCTTTTTATGAAGTCCGACATCATTTAGAACAACGACTATTATGGCCAGTAACAAAGACAAAATGTGGAGCTCATGAAAAAGTCTATAGCAGACTTAGTGGGTACCCTGCGGGTTCAACGTCTGAAATGATTCAGAAAAGAGCTGCGGAAATCAAAAATCGAATACAAAAATTAAAGAGGTTTAGAACAACAGCTGACTATCATCTTCACCTAACGATTTCAAATAAATTAATAAACTATATTTTACATGAATCTAGTCAGATATCTGAAGAAATATCAGGACTTTAGTTGTTAAAGATACTTTTATACCGACCCATTATGAGGTCGGTTTTTTATTGACTAAAGGAAAGTTATGTACAAGTTAAAGCTAAATCCTCAGACCAGCGGCTATGGCGTAACACCGGGTGATGATGTGAAACGTCAGCAGATGGATGGCGGTCGTGGTCGCTATTACATCGATGTAAAACGTAATAGCCACATTGTTGATGTGAACTGGAATTTAAGTAAAACCGATTTCAATAAAATGATGGCGTTCTGGCGGGTATACCAGAACAAGCCAGCCTCATTTTATGCGGATCTGGTGATTGATCAGGGAGCTCGTCAGCAATACCTGTGTAACTTCATTCCGAACTCGTTCAAGACCAATGAAGTGAATGGCAACCTTTACCGGGTAAATGCACAGCTCGAAGTTGTTCAAAACCAGCCTAACCTTACTGCCGATATCGCTTTGATTAAGGATTGGGAGGTCTAATGGATAACGAATATGCCAAATTCTTTTTCAATCGGAAAGTTGATGTCTATCAATTGGAGTGTATTGAGCTTTCTCATCCTTCTTTTATGAATACATACCGAATAGTCCGTAATGATGACCGAGGTGTTTATGTTCAACATAAGGAGGGATCCGGTCAGGTCTATTATGAATTTTTGCCAGCATCTATTCAAAGATCCGGAATGCTGGGTGATCTGGACCAGACATTAACAGTCTCTATATCTGGTTTAGGTGATGTAATGCCGGATGAGTTTGAACGGGTAATCGAAGGCCAATATCCCGATGTAAAGCCAACAGTAAATTACCGGATTTACAGTTCAGACAATCTGAATTCTCCAATGTTTTATTTACTCGGACTACAACTCTCAAGTGTCGCCATGAACCATAAAGCTGTGACATTCAAGGCTGAATCACCACGATTAAATACCACTAAAACTGGGGACATTTTTGCACTGGATCGCTTTAGTGGTTTGAAGGGGGCTATATGAAAAGTCATGATCATTTGCTTGATAAGCAATACGATGACGAACACTACAACTGTGTTCACTTTGTTCATGAAGCTGCAATGGACCTATACGGCATAGATCGGGCGGAAGCGCTTGAACTCTTTATGCAGCCTAAGGGCAAAATTACTTTTTTATCTTCACGGTTAAAACTTTTAAATCCGCTACCCATGCCCAAGGAAGGCTGCATAGTCGCCTTCCATCCGAGACAAAGAAATAAGCCCCCGCATGTGGGGCTTTTTCGTGGGCAAAAGATTCTTCACCTCATGGAAAGCGGAGTCACTTATTTGCCTGAAGAGGTTGTGATGGGAATGGGGTTTAATCGGGTCAGTTATTATGATTAAAGTTATTTATAAAAAAGACGCTTTGTCTGAAGAAAAGACAATTGAACAGGCTCAAACCATTGGGCAATGGCTCACTTCAAAATATGAACATATGCCTGAACATGTGCGTATCTTTCATACTACAAGCAATATGGATCATGCCGAAATTTCATTTGCGAATGAAGTCACACCAAAGAATGCATATGACTTAAAGCAGCTTGATTTCTTACCGGGCACTTTTATCGTAGTTGAGAACCCTAAATGGGTCGCGGCTATTGTTTCGATTGTGATTAGTATTGCGATCGCATTTTTAATGCCAACGCCATCAATAGCACAAACGACTCAAAATACTAACCAGTCTTCTTCAGCAAACAATGAACTTTCTAACCGGGAAAACAAGATCCGGGTGAATGGTCGTATTGCTGATAACTATGGAGCTGGGTGGAATACTCCCGACCTAATCGCAGTACCTTACAAGGTATATGAAAACAACGTTGAAGTTGAGCATGTAGTGGGCTGTATTGGGCGTGGACACTATAAAATCAATGGAGCTTATGACGGTGAAACCAATATTGTCGATATTGCTGGCGCATCGGTAGAAGTCTTTCGACCAGGTGTAGATATTGTTTCAGGTGAGCCATATTTCTCGCTTGGTACCGAAATTACCACGCCGCCACTAACGGTTCAGCATCAAACTTCTGTTAATGGCCAAGTTTTACGTCCTGCTGATACACAATCTTTAGAAGGTACGAACTACCTTCATTTTGCATATCCAAACGAGATTCTTCGGGCAACGGCAAACAACACAGATTTAACCACTAAGTTTGTAAGTAATGACCGCGTAGAAATCACCAATGCCTCATTCACGTTTAATGGCCAGACTTTTGATTTAAATGGTACTTATAGCGTTCTATCGGTAGCTGATGACCGTATGACGTTATCAAATCCGGCGGCCGTTAATGCTAACTGGTTAAAGCTTAAAGAGTTAAATAACCAACAAACTGCAGCTTTGTCACCAAAGATCAGTTCAATAGGTGAAAAATGGATTGGTCCATTCATTCTGGACAATGTTGAACGTAGCCGGGTGCTGTGTAATTTTGTGGCCACCAATGGACTTTATACCGTTTCTTCAGGTGGGAATCAGGCCGCTGTTAATGTCACGATTGAAGTTGAAGTAACACCGGTAAATGAATCTGGTGCAGCGATTGGTAATCCGATGCTGAAGCAGATCATTTTGAAAGGTTCGGCAAAGTCACGTCAGACCGTTGGTGCAACACTTGATATGGTCACGTTTCAGGGGCGTTGTAGTGTCCGTGCACGCCGTTTAACTCCGACTCCGACAGTCACAACAGTTGTTGATGAAGTAAAGTGGCAGGCGCTTTACGGTGCTTATCCTTTACAAAGCACAGTGTATGAACATGAAACGGTTTTTCGTGCGCGTACTTATGCAACCACTGGAGCTTTATCTGTTAAGTCCCGCAAGATCAATTTTGATCTTCAGCGAATGTTGCCGACTTATAAAAACGGGGCAATGACAACAGAGCTATATCCAACGTCTAGCTTTGCTGATGCTTTGGTATCTATGGCACTCGATGACAAGATTGGCCGCCGTTCGATCGATGAGATTGATCTTGAAAACATCTATCGGACCTATAATGATGTAGTTGATTATTTTGGTACGCCGCTAGCGGCTGAGTTCTGTACTACCATTGATGATACGAATCTATCTTTTGAAGAGCTGGTTACCAATCTTTGTGATGCGGTGTTTTGTACCGCATATCGGCAAAACAATAAGCTCAAGCTTTATTTTGAACGGCCAACTGATAACTCGGTAATGCTGTTTAACTTCAGGAATATCATTCCGGATAGTTACAAGCATGACCTGACCTTTGGAGTGATGGATGACTACGACGGACTGATCTATGAATACACGGATCCGACCGACGATAGCCGTATCAATATCTATTTACCGGATAAAGGAGCCAAAAACCCTAAAGAAGTGAAATCTGTTGGTGTTCGAAACAAGTGGCAAGCGCATTTCAATGCGTACCGGCTTTGGAACAAGCTTCGGTTCCAGCGCAAATCCATTACCTTTGATGCGGCACCTGAGTCAGAATTACTGGTTTTACGTGACCGTATTGCCGTAGCAGATTATCGCAATGGTATTCATCAAAGCGGGGAAGTGGTACAGCAAGAAGGTTTAATTCTCACCCTAAGCCATGATGTAGATTTCATTGCAGGCAAGAGCTATGTGATCTATCTGCAAATGGGGGATGGTACCGTGGACCTAATTCCTATTACACCGGGTTCAGCCAAGAACAAGGTGGTTTTAGGCCGTTTACCGAACGGGGCCTTAAAGCTTA